GCATTTTCCTGAAGATCGGCGCCCTCACCTTCGGCGGCGGGATCGCCATGCTGGCGCTGGTGCAGGAGCAGGCGGGGTAGGCACGAGTGCGGGCGGGATCCCACCGGGATCAGCCGGCGCAGGGCCCGGGGGCGTGACTGCTGGTACTCCCACGAGTGTTCCTCCGGAACGTTGGGAATGGTCGGTTACCGCCGGTAACCGTTGATCGCTATCGTACAGCTACAGGTCAGGGACGTTTAGGTACTGGCTGGACCAGCGTCGGCTCTACCAGAATCGGAGGGCGGTAGTCTCCGTCCTGACGATCTTTGACACGCTTTTCGGAATCGGTCACCCGAGTACCTCCACATCTACGTGCCGGACACCGTCCGGCGACAGGCCATGATCAGCCACGATCCGTAGGCGTAGACCTCGGCGCAGGAGAATCTCAGACTCCAGCGCCGCGCCGGATGCCTCGATAGCCGGCGTGCCAGCAGGAGCAAGGATGCGCATCACTACCGGCGCCCGGCCAAGCCCGCCGCTACCCGCAAACCCAGCGGCTTTCTTCGCGCTGGCCGTGGTCGACAGATATGCATCCTCGCGCCACTCCATGCCGGTCAGGTCTTTGCCCACCCGGTCACCGAACATCGGTTCAGCGTTGGTGATCCCCCGATAGGTCAGCACGTCCCGGTCAAGCCTGCTGGCACGCATCGCCAGGTCAAGGCCCTTCAGGTGCGGCACCACATCATCAGCGGTGTACCCATACGGCAACGGCTGGCCCCTGAGATGCCGGTTGATCGCGTTGTACTCCGACCCCGTGTACGTATTGACCGCCCTGGACATGTCGCTCGTGAACGCTTCCGGGCGTGGCCGCCGGTCCAGCCCGAATCTCGCCGCTGCCAACGCGTCATCCCCCTGCGCTGCAGATTCGATTCGCTCAGCGAATGGGCGCTTGGGTGTCTTCAGGCCCAGGTCGATCCGCTCGCGCGCCGGCTGGCGGGTCAGGTCCCGGTTGCTCGCCACGTGCGCCTTGATGTCGGCGTTGACGCCCTTGAGCTTGGCGGCCAGCACGGGCGGGGTCTTCCCGCCGTTGAACGGCGACACCGCTGCCTGCTGGCGCAGGAGATCCCGCTTGCGCCGCTCCAGCGCGCGCAGCTTCTGCCGGTCCGCATCGCCTTTCGGGTCCTCGGTGTCCGCGTAAGGCGTGGTCAGCCCGGGCAGATACGCACTGAGCGAGTGGCGACAGTTCGGGTGGAGTAGTCCGGCGCCGGTCGCTTCCGCCACGTTGCCGGCCACCTCCACCGCGACCATCTCATCCTCGATCTCGGACTCGCGCTGCACGGTGCGGGCGCCGGCCACCCCACCCCGGGTGAGCACCTTGCCCTCCCACGGTCGACAGAGCTTGCACTCCCCAGATACGTTGCTGACGATCACCAGGTCCAGCCCGGCATCGCCCAGCCGGTCCAGGTGCCCTTCCACCGCTGCCTGTGCCGTCGCCGTGCGGGTCGCCATGTCGACATACCCGGGCAGCGACCACGCCCGGCCGCCCTGGTCCACGAATCCGGTGATGCCGCCCCGGGTCAGGCTGGCGAACACCTGCTGAGCAGCCTCGCGCCGCGTCTGGGCGCCGGCCAGCACGGACGGCACGCCGACCTTGGCGATCGTGGTTCGGTAGAGATCCTCGGTGCGGCGCAGGATAGGTAAACGAGTTGAATCGATTTTGGTTACGGTCGTGACGATCAGCCGGTTCAGCGCTCCAGCGTTCGGCAGTGCAGCGTTCACCTCGCGCAGCAGCGCGCCGAGATCGCCCCGGCGCTTATCGATCATCTCGGTCAGCCGTGGGCCTGCCCGGTCGATGCCGGCCAGCCTGAGCCATTCCGGGTGGGTGTCCTGCGCAACAGCGATCTCGCGCAGCGCCACGTCGCCCCCTGCGCCATACGCGGCGACCAGGGACCGGGCCACCTGCTCACCAGATGGCGCCGCCACGCGCCGTACGGTCTCATCCGCCCAGCGCCGCAGCGTGCCGGCGGCCAGCATCTTCTTGGTAATCCAGTCCGGGGCTGCGATCCCATCGGCTAGCCGGCCTGCGATGCCCTGGATCAGTTCGAGCTCCAGGCGCTGGTACGTGGCCGCCGTTTCCTCGGCCAGGCGTGCAGCGGTAGTCCGGTCAACCGGCACGCCATGTCCTTCCTACGACCATTCGACCCTGAGCGAGACCCACTCCCGTGCGCCCGGGCGGGGAAGGTTCGGCGGTTCGTGCGGAGGCAAGGGAGGCTCACGCGGTCCCGTAGGTTCCGGCGGGTTCGGGGGGTTGGGTGGAGTCGCCATCCTCGAACGGTACCGGGTCCCCCGGATTGCCGGGGTCCTGGCCGAACAGGTCCGGTTCCTCGATCTTGGGACCTTCGATCAGGATGATCTCAGCGTCGATGTCCTCGCTGTCCCAGTCTGGGTGCAGCATCTCGACCTTGGTCCGGGTACTCACGGCCTTGGCCGCATCGAGCAACTGGAGCGTGCGCGCCTGGGTCTCGGGATCGACCGTCGCGTTGTCCGGCCACTCGATCTCGACCGGACTGGGCGTGTACTTCCCGCCCAGGTGCGCGACGTCAAGCTCCTGGATCACGAACGCCAGCCTGCTCAGCCCGGGTGTCTGGTAGCCCTGCTTCTGCTGCTTGGTACCCGTGCTTCGCTCGCCGTGCTTCCCGACCTCCTTAGCGGTCCGCTCGCCCCCGCCCTCGGACTCGCCGAACGCGTCACGGCTCAGTCCCGCGGTCTGACTGATCGTGCGCCAATGGCCCGCGCAGGTGCGCTCGTGCTCTTCCACCCGGATCGCGAACTGGACCTGGCTGAGCTGCATGCCCTGGTCCTTACCGCCCATCATGTTGATCCCCTGGAACACCTCCTGTTCCAGATCGAAGTACGCGCCCCCGCCGGCGCCGCCGCTCATGAGGTACGCCTGCGGAACGACCATCCGGCCCTTGGCCAGCCGGATGTCCCGCATCCAGGACGACCAGGTTTCGTCCAATCCGTCCATCGCACCCTCGGCACCCTGGTAGTCCGATCGACCCAACGGCGTGCCCCTGATCAGCCGATGCGGCCGGATGTTCGGCTGATAGACCACGTCCAGCTTGGTGGCCCCGGTCGGGATCCGGTTGGCCGAGTCGACAAGCTGGGCGAGGTACTGGCATTCGTCGTCGCCATCCTCAAGGGGCACCTTCTCGCCCAGCTTGTCGTACCCGCCCAGGTACAGCGCGTGTTCGACATACCCGACACCGCGCTCCACATCGTGACGCTCCAGGTGGCGCCAGATCTTGGCACCGTCTTCGTGCACCTTCCGCCAGAAGGTGACGGCGACCAGGATGCCGCGGCGCCAGACCGGGACGGCGTTGTCCGGGATCAGGGCATCGACCAGCGGGGTATCCGAGATCTCGACGTCCACGCTCGCGCGCAGGAACATGCCGCCGAACGCGCTGGCCTGCTCTGCCTGTTCCTGCAGCACCGAGTAGATCCCGCCCTTTTTCAAGATCTCTTCCAGCCGGTCCCGGGCAGCCTCGTCGTTCGGCACAGTGAACGCTGGCGGTTCGGCATAGAGCATCGACGCGCTGAGCTTGGACACGTCGGCGGCTGCGGGAATGTGCAGCCGCGTCGTGTTCTGCCCGGGGGTCGGCATCTTGCCATGCCAGAACGTGCTGATCAGATTCTTGGCGCCAGGCCAGCGTCCGGTGCCGGTATCGCTGCCGAAGAACTGCTGAGCGGCGGGGGACCGGCGCGCGCCGCCGTACACCGCGGCGAGCCCGCCCAGGTCTCCCCGGTACCACGCGCCCCACTCCTGGTAGTACGGGGCAGGGTCGGCGCACTCAGGTGGCGGCCACGGCACGTTGCCGTAGGTGATCGGCACGGACAGCCTCCCAGCACGAAAAAGCCCTGGGCAACCTGCCCAGGGCCTATCGTACGGCTGATCTACGGCCAAAGTTCCAAGCTGGTCAGCGGAAGCGGACGCTTCCGTCCCTCAAAGTAAATGACCTCGGCAGTGCCGCCGTTGATCAACTGGATCTCCGCCACTCTGCCCGTGACATCCCGCATGCCCAGTCCAGCGGGAATCGATACGGTGACCTTTCGTCCGATCAATTCCGCGCGTCGCCGGTACGCATCGGACGGACCCAGGTACTCGGTCGCCATCATGCGTCCAGGCGGGGAATCGTGGCGGCCACGGCACCGGCACGTTCGGCGGCCAGCGCGCATCCGAACCCCATGACCACCGGAGCCATCTCGCCCGGGGCCAGCACGTTGAACATCTCGTGGTTGATCGTCGTGCAGCACGCGGGCCACGGTGCCTTGCAGCCGGCACAGGTGCGCAACGCCTCGTCCTCGGCAATGCGGTGGGCGATGACCAGGGCGCACGCGTCGTGCACGTTGACCGTGACGTCCTCCACCACGTCCGTGC